ACAACGAAATCTTCTGGCAAAGTGACAGCCGACGAGGTAATCGATCTGGTGTATTCCCTCAAGCGTCCCTACCGTAAGAACGCCGTGTTCCTTGCCAACGATGTCTGCGTCGCAGAGCTCCGCAAGCTGAAGGACAGCACGGGTCAGTATCTGTGGCAGCCCTCTCTGCAGGCGGGTGAGCCTGACCGTGTGCTGGGGTACAAGGTTTACACCTCTGCATATTTCCCTGTCCCTGCTCCCGGCAAGGCCGCAGTCGCATTCGGCGACTTCAGTTACTACAACATCGGTGACCGTGGCTCTCGTTCTATTGCGGAACTGAAAGAGCTGTTTGCTGGAAATGGCATGGTCGGCTTTGTCGCAAAGGAGCGTGTGGACGGAAAGCTGGTGTTGCCCGAAGCAGTCAAGTTGCTCAAAATGGCATCTGCCTGATGAAAGGAGGCGGCGGTGATGGACGAGCTTCTTTCCAAAGTGAAAGCCAATCTCATTCTGGAACACACGGCGGATGATGCCTTGCTGAAAAGCCACATCACCGCCGCTGTTTCTTACGCCGAAAGCTACCAGCACATCCCGGAGGGCTTCTACAAAGAGAACCCCATGCCGCCCACCACGGAGCAAGCCGTCATCATGCTGTCGTCCCACTTCTATGAAAGCCGGGACGGCAGCACAGGCGGTTTCTTTGCGGATAACACCGGAGCGGCGCAGCAGGTGTGGAACACGGTCAATCTGCTGCTCCGCTTGGATAGGCGGTGGCAGGTATGAGTTTCGGAAAGATGAATGGCTTCGCCGACATCGTGGAAACCCGTCAAGTCAAGGACAGCGAGGGCTTTACCCATTCCGAGGATAAAGTCCTCGCTTCCGTCCGTGTGTACCGGGAAGGTCGGCACGGCAGTCAGCGGTGGGCAAACCTCGCTGCATTCAGTGAAGCGACCGACCTGTTCCGCT